TTATAACAGAGTCTTCAGTGTATAGAGCATTTCGATAGCTTGACGCGGCGTCATATTGTCCAGGTCCAGCTTTCCGAGCTTCTCGATGGCCGGATGCGGCAGGCTGGCAAACAGGTCGCTCTGGTGCGGTACCGCCGGTGCACCTTGCTGCAAGACAGGTGTTTCGTGGGGCAGGCTGGCGGTTTCCAGCCGGCCCAGGTGTTCGCGAGCACGCTGAATCACCGGCGTCGGCACGCCGGCCAGCTGCGCCACTGCCAGGCCGTAGCTCTGGCTGGCGGGGCCGGGCAGCACGTGGTGCAGGAACACGATGCGTTCGTTGTGCTCGGTAGCGTTCAGGTGCACGTTGGCCACCAGCGGCTCACTCTCCGGCAGCACCGTCAGCTCGAAGTAGTGGGTGGCGAACAGCGTGTAGGCGCGCAGCTGCGCCAGGCGCTCGGCGGCGGCCCAGGCCAGCGACAGGCCGTCGAAGGTACTGGTGCCGCGGCCGACTTCGTCCATCAGCACCAGGCTGCGCTCGGTGGCGTTGTGCAGGATGTTGGCGGTTTCGCTCATCTCGACCATGAAGGTCGAACGGCCACCGGCCAGGTCGTCGCTGGAGCCGATACGGGTGAAGATGCGATCCACCAGTGAAAGCTCGCAGGCCGCAGCCGGGACGAAGCTACCAATGTGCGCCATCAGTACGATCAATGCGGTCTGGCGCATGTAGGTGGATTTACCGCCCATGTTCGGACCGGTGATCACCAGCATCCGGGTGTTGTCATCCAAAGCCAGGTCGTTGGCCACGAACGGCGTGGTCAGCACTTGCTCGACCACCGGGTGGCGACCCTGGGTGATGCGCATGCACGGCTCGTCGACGAACTGCGGGCAGTTCAAGTCCAGGTTCAGCGCGCGCTCGGCCAGGTTGCTCAGCACATCCAGCTCAGCCAGGGCCGCAGCGGTGTCCTGCAGCGGCGCCAAGTGGCCGATCAGGTTCTCCAGCAGGGCATCGTAGAGCATCTTCTCGCGCGCCAGGGCGCGGCTCTTGGCCGACAGCGCCTTGTCTTCGAAGGTTTTCAGCTCCGGGGTGATGAAGCGCTCGGCGCCCTTGAGGGTCTGGCGGCGGATGTAGTCAGCCGGTGCCTGCTCTGCCTGCTTGCTTGGCAGCTCGATGAAGTAGCCATGCACACGGTTGTAGCCGACCTTGAGGTTGGCCAGGCCCGTGCGGGCTTTCTCGCGGGCTTCCAGGTCGATGAGGAACTGCCCGGCGTTCTCGCTCATCGCCAGCAGCTCGTCCAGCTCGCTGTCGTAGCCGGTCTTGAGCACGCCGCCGTCGCGGATCACCGCTGGCGGGTTGTCGATGATGGCTTTTGCCAGCAGGTCGGCAAGCTCCGGGTAGGTCCCGGCAATGGCAGCCAGGCGCGCCAGGTGCGGCGCCTCAAGCTCGGCCATGGCGTTCTGCAGTTCCGGCAGGGCACCGAGGGCATCGCGCAGGCGTGCGAGGTCGCGTGGACGGGCGTTGCGCAGGCCGATACGGGCGAGGATACGCTCGATGTCGCCGATTTCCTTCAACTGCGGTTGCAGCTTCTCGAAGCGGTAACCGTCGAGCAGGCAGCGAATCGAGCCCTGACGTGCCTGCAGTACTTTCAGGTCGCGCAGCGGGCGGTTCAGCCAGCGGGTCAGCAGGCGGCTGCCCATCGCGGTCTGGCAGCGGTCGATCACCGATTGCAGGGTGTTGTCGCGGCCACCAGCCAGGTTCACATCCAGCTCAAGGTTGCGCCGGCTGGCGCCGTCGAGCACCACGGTGTCGTCCAGGCGTTCATGCTTGAGGCTGCGCAGGTGCGGCAGGGCGGTGCGCTGGGTTTCCTTGGCGTAGCCGAGCAGGCAGCCGGCGGCGCCGATGGCCAGGGTCAGCTTCTCGCAGCCAAAGCCCTTGAGGTCCTGGGTCGCGAACTGCTGGCAAAGGCTTTTGCGTGCCGAATCGCGGTCAAAATCCCACGGCGCACGGCGACGTGCGCCACGGCGTTTTTCCGCCGGCAGGCCCTGGGGCCAGTCGTCGGGGATCAATAGTTCGACCGGGTTGATGCGCTCGAGCTCGGCCAGCAGGTTTTCCCAGCCCTTGATCTCGAGCACGCTGAAATTGCCGCTGGTGATGTCCAGCACAGCCAGGCCGAACAGGCGCTCGTCGCCCAGCACGGCGGCGATCAGGTTGTCGCGGCGCTCATCGAGCAGCGCTTCGTCACTGACCGTGCCCGGGGTAATGATGCGCACCACCTGGCGCTCGACCGGGCCCTTGCTGGTGGCCGGATCGCCGATCTGTTCGCAGATCACCACCGACTCGCCCAGCTTGACCAGCTTGGCCAGGTAGCCCTCGGCCGCATGGAAGGGGATACCGCACATGGGGATCGACTGGCCCGCCGACTGCCCGCGGGCGGTCAGGGTGATGTCCAGGAGTTTGGCAGCCTTCTTCGCGTCTTCGTAGAAGATCTCGTAAAAGTCGCCCATGCGGTAGAACATCAGCTGGTCCGGGTGCTGGTTTTTCAGCTTCCAGTACTGCTGCATCATCGGGGTGTGTGCGGACAAATCAGAAATTGCTTTATTCATCAATTAGTTAGGGCTTTTTTAAGCTGGCGCTGGGGCAAAATTCGGGCATAGCTTCCAGTGCAATGCTTGGGGTGATCTCGATGACGGGTAGGGTACCACAGTCCTAGTGACCTCTAGGGGGCGGCTCTGTTGTGAAGCCTGAAGGAGGGGCAGTCAGTGCAGCATCTGCTCGTTGCGCTACCAATCGGCCTTGCGCTGACGTTACGCTCTGAAGTTGATGGTATATTCCAGACCTTTTTCCAGGGGAGGGAATGTTTTGAAGCGTCGTCAGTTGTTGAGATTTTCGGCTTTTGGAGCTGCTGCCGCAGCAATTTCTGGACCTCTGATGACGTCAGCCGCAATCGCATCAGCCAAAGACCAGCACATGGTCTCGGTGGCGGAGTTTGGTATAGTTCCAGATGGGAAAACAAACTGGGAGAATACAAAAAACTGGTTACCCATGCTCCTCGCCTCTGTCGAGACAGGTGTCTACTGGCCTCCGGGGTACTATGCCACAGGTATAAATTTCAACCGTTCATTGAGCGGAGCAAGAATGCACTTCCAGCCTGGGGCTGTTCTGGGAGGCGTTGTTCACATGATAAGTGGACCTCAGCCTAGATCTTTTGAAATTACCAAGATACAACGCTCCGCTGGCGTAGTGACGGTAAATGTCAAGTCGGCACATAGCTTTCAGGTTGGCGATTCTATTCAGGTTCGGAACGTGTCGGGTGAGCGATCTGAGTTCAATGGCGATAGGTATCGAGTAACAGCGGCTGATGGTGTCGCTTTGCAGTATATCGAGTCTAAGCCAGATGATGTTGGAGCATTGCTGAGAGCCTCTGCAATCAATGAAACTCCACTGATGAATGTTCGTATTACCGGTGTATTAACGACCACCGATCGGCTGGGCACTATCAATTGCAAAAATTGCTATATCGAAAGTTGCTGGATCTTGAATGATCCAGAGCGACACAGTGCTGTCCCAGGGGGGGGGAGCCGGGGCGCGCATATCTACGCAGGTACAGACGGCTTGAGGATTGATCGGCTTGTAATCGACTATGCCGGCGGACCCAATACTGCAGCGGCTTTTGCGATCGATGGTCATGGGTGGAATCCATCAAACTGCACGTTTGGATTTGTGCATATAAAGAATAGCGCTTTTCATGGGGCTTATATCACCGGTTTTGGCCACAGGATAGACAATTTGGTCATCGATGCTTTTGCGGCAGAAAACACGGTATGCCCGACGCTTCAAGACTCCAATGGGATTGAGCAGTCAAACGAGATCAAGGGGCTCTGGGTAAACAGGTGCTGGGACACCCACATCCGGCGCTTATCCATGAATCAGAAAAATGACGGAAAAACTCAGGCTCAGTGGCTGCATGCTTTAATCGAGGATACCGGAAACACGCTGTACGGGGTATCTGCTGGAGAAGTTGAGATCACCGAGTGGGTCGCTGATTCGGTCGGCAGTGGCGGAGTCCGGTTTGGTGATGCTGAGAAGTTTAAGTCGCTGTGGTGCAACTTTAAATCGAAGGTCATGCGGGTCAATACATCAAGTGCTTTCTCGGGAGGCGCGCCTGTCTTGGTAAATGCCACCTTGCAAGGGTCTCGTGTGGATGTTGAACAATTTGTTCTTAATGGTCGCGTTGTGCCGTCGACCAGTGGTGGGTTCACGACGGGGCCCCGGAAAACGTCGTAGCGCAACCGTCCGCGTAAGAAGCTTTCGTGGCTCAGGACGTTTATGCCCTCTCATGCATCAAGGCAATTGCATTCTTTGTTTAGCCCCGGCATTATGCATTTTATGCAAAAACGCAACGTAGCATCCGTCCTCAGAGCACTGCTCGATCGCCACGGTCTCTCCCCCACGGAGCTGCATCGGCGTACCGGCGTGCCGCAATCCACCCTGTCGCGCATTCTCAGCGAGAAGATCGTCGATCCCTCTGACAAGCACGTGTCGAAGATCGCCGAGTATTTCGGTGTCAGCACCGACCAGTTGCGCGGTCGCCTCGAGCTCGGTGACAGCCGCGAAGCCGCGCCCGCGCGTAGCCACGCTGAGTTGAACGACATCAGCCTGTGGGATGACGACACCCCCGTCGAGGACGACGAGGTGTCCATTCCGTTTCTTCGCGAGGTCGAGTTGGCAGCAGGATCAGGAAGATTCGTCATCGAAGAAAGCGAGAAGGCCAGCCTGCGCTTTGGCAAGCGCAGCCTGCGCCACAACGGTGTGCAGTTTGACCAGGCCAAGTGCGTGACGGTACGCGGCAACAGCATGTTGCCGGTACTGCGTGACGGCGCCACGGTGGGCGTCAACGCCGGTAAAAGCGGCATCGGTGACATCGTCGACGGCGACCTGTATGCCATCAATCACAACGGCCAGCTGCGGGTCAAGCAGCTCTACCGCCTGCCTACCGGTATTCGCCTGCGCAGCTTCAACCGCGACGAACACCCGGATGAAGACTACAGCTTCCAGCAGATGCAGGAAGAGCAGATCAGCATCCTTGGGCATGTGTTCTGGTGGGGCATGTACGCCCGCTGAGTAGTCCGCGTCCTCAGAAAACCCGCTTCGGCGGGTTTTTTTTCGCCTGCAGAAAAGTGGTCCAGCCCAGGTAGGGGAAGGCCTACATGCGCAGGTGCATTTTCTCATGCATAAATATTTCCACAAATGCATTGACTGCATATGCATCAATGCATAATCTTTGTCTCAAGCCGGTCGACACCGGTAGTGACAAAGGCAGCGATGAACAGGCCTGAACTGTTCAGAGGGTTGGCAACTGGCCCGGGTGTGCAGCGTAAAGCACCACAAGCAGTTATCCGGCGGGCAGGTGGCCGCGGCCGGAGGAACAATTTGAAGCGGAGTCGCCCAGCGCACCAGTCGTGGCGGGCGGTTCGACAACGCATTACTGAAAAGCCTGGGGAGGCCGGGCTTTTTGGAATGCCGAGCGATCGGTTCTACAACAAACGCCGCCGGCAAGCTGCCGAGCGGAACTACCAAGGAGACAGGACAGTGACAAGCGAGCAACAGACGTTACTGGAAATGCCGATCTGGCTGGTGATCGTCCTGGCCTTGCTGGGCGGCCTTTCCGGAGAGATGTGGCGCGCGGACAAGGCCGGCGCCCGGGGCTGGGCGCTTTTTCGGCGCCTTTTATTGCGCTCGGGGGCCTGCATGGTCTGCGGTGTGTCCACCGTAATGCTGCTGTACGCCAGCGGCATGTCGATCTGGAGCGCCAGCGCTTTTGGTTGCCTTACCGCCATGGCCGGCGCCGATGTCGCCATCGGGCTTTATGAACGCTGGGCGGCGAAGCGCTTGGGGGTTGAACCTGCAAGTGGTGCAAAGGGGGAGAGTGAACACTGAGTTCAACACCCGGACAAGGTGCCGCTCGAAGGCGTTACAGAAGGAAGAAGAGGTGAGGAGTATGGATACTTGTTTTGGTGAGAAGGATGTTCAGGTCGTTGATGACTTTGTCACAGTTGATGAGCAGTGCAAGGTCGTCCAGCAATTGAAGGGGGCAATCTGGCGCTACGGCTGGCCAGTCAATACGGCCACTCATTCCAGGCCGTGTTGGCATACCTTCATTGCAGGGGCTGGTCGACAAAAGTTTCTATGCGCGGAGGACGAGTTGAAGTCCTCTGATGCCTGGTCATTTCTCTTTCCGTTTTGGGCCCGGGTCAAGCAGCAATACATGCAGGATGCAACGCTGATCGGGGTGTATGCCAACGGTCAGACCTTTGCTCAGGAGTCACCGATCCACCGGGATAATCAGCCCGGAGAAGAAGGGCAGACGGTTCTGATGTTTTGCAACGAGTTTTGGCCAACTTCATGGGGCGGTGAACTGGTCTTTTACGACCACCCGAAGAACGACATCATCAAGGCTGTCTTACCCAAACCCGGAAGAATCGTTGTGTTCAACGGCAGCGTACCGCACAACGCCCGGTCGCCTGCACTCAGCTGCGACCAGTTGCGGATGACGCTTGCCTTCAAAACCATTATCAAAGGATGAGATAATCGTGTCAGGTAAAATGGATATTTTCATTGGCGTGGTTGATAAACCAGCAGCCACAGGGGGCGCTGCAACTTCACTGGTCGACCAGTTCAATTCGAACAAAAACGGTTTCCAGCTGATTAATCAAAATGCTCAAACGGCCGCAACGGTGACCGGTGTCATCTCGGTGACTGCGATGACAAACGGCTTTGTACCGTTTCTGAACGTCACCACCAATACCTTTGCGGCGACGACGACTTTTCTGAAGGTCACTGCTGACTTTAAAGAAGGTAAGCCTATCCAGCCTGGTGACGTTTTAAGCTTGGTAGGTAATGTCGTGGGGATTGCCGCGAGTATCACCATCATGGCGACAGCCGTCGGCACCGCCGGTCTGTTGTTAACCGGCATCGCTGTGACGGTGAATGTACTTGGCATGATTAACTCGGATGCGGTGAAAAACCTCTATAAGGCTACCGTTCAACCGCTTTGGAACCGCTACTTCAAAGATAACCCAGCGGCCAGTTATCCGGATTATTGGGTTGCGCCGGACTTGAAGTTGGCAACCCTGGCCGAGATCCAGAGTGTCTATGCAAATAAAATTGCCGCCAATCACTGGGATCCGCGAACGAACCAGGTCGGGCTTGGCAGTACCCTTGTCGAGCCGCAGGGGCCAGGCGCATCAGGGCCGGGGAATATCGGTGGCTGGGGCGGCAGTGGCGGCGGCCCACCGCTGATCAACCCCTCTGCGGTTTACCCCTTCGGGCGGGTCGTTATTCCCAACATCTTTGTCGTCGACCCCAACCAGGATGGCTACGGCTGCTGCCGAGGCAATCAGGACGCCTACTACTGATACTGTTCTATGTTAGGGTGACGGATGCCCATGGATGTTGGGCATCCTTTTTTGCAGCAAAAGCGAATGGTGTATGTCTGACTCTTGGCTGTCGTTGTTTCGTGGAAAAACAGTCTACGAGCAAATCAGGGTTCTGCTAGGGATGGCAGGCGTTTTTTTGTTGATGGGGCTTACCTTCCTGCTTTTTGTTCAATCATTTGACGAGCTCGGGGATGAAGCACCGACTCTGTTCAAAGGGCAGATTGTCAGTGCCCCCACCGAGATGCGCCAAGACAGTTCGATCGTGTACTTTCAGGTTCGGCTGACTGAAGCGAACCCGCGCCCCTCGTCCAAACAGATAGTCTATGTCTCGAAAGAACTCTACGAAGCCGCGGGTCTGGCGCCTGGGGTGATGGTTGATGTTCTTGCGAGTGGTGGGGAGGACGAACTGAAGATTCGCAAAGTTCTGAATAGTGACGGGCGCGTTGTCTTCGATGGGCGCTTTGATCGTCGGATCACTTCAATCAAGAACCACGAGCTGATTCGTTATTTTTCCTACTTTATGATGATGACGCTTATCTGCTGCAGCTTCGCCGGTGGGCTCTGGTTTCGCCAGACACGTTTGTTACGGGCTAGCCGATAACTAACGGCTGCTCATGGGTGCCTTTACAACAGCTTCGATGAACCCGCCTTATGGCGGGTTTATTTTTGCCTGTTTTTAGCCGCGAATAGCCTTTGCGAGCTCCACGACACAGGACTGATCATGAGCGAACTGAACCGTTTGCATGAGGCGATCAGCGCGACTATCAAGGCCGCCTTGCCTCAGTTTGAAACCGTCGACGCCTATGGGCAGGCGGACCAGCACACAGCGCTGCCAGCGTTGTTTCATTCCATTTCCAGCCTTAAACCGGCAAATGATCCAGGCGACGGTCGTTCGTGCGTTATCGCTACCGTTGAAGCGCGCATCGTGATTGACTCCGCTCGCCAACACGCGGCATTGGAAGCTGTTACTTTGGCTACCCAGCTGATCGTACTGTTGCGCAAACAATTCTGGGAGCTGGAGTTTGTTGAAGCGGCGATGAGTGTGCTGGCCGAGCCTGTTCAACCGGCTCCGGGGGCAACCCCTGTCGTTGGCTGGTTGGTGCAATGGCAGCAGATCCTACACTTGGGAACCGTGCAATGGCCATGGCCTGATCAACCGGGCCCGCTGGCGTTTGCCTTCAGCCCCGACACCGGGCCGGGCTTCGAGGGCGGCTACCAGTCGCCGGAGGACCTGCAATGAGCTATGCCAGCGCCATGCATGACCGCATGCTCGCCGGCCTGGTGATTCCTTGCCGGGTGGTCGCCGTTGACCTTGCCGCTGCCCGGGTTCGGGTGTCCGACGGCGCTGGCTGGACCAGCGCCTGGTTGCGCTGGCACAGCCAGGCCGCCGGCAAGGCCCGCCACTGGCGTGCGCCAAGCCTTAACGAGCAAGGGGTGCTGATCAGCCCGAGCGGTGAGCCGGCGCAAGGTACTTTTGTGCCTGGCCTGTATGGCAACGCCGGGGCACCAGCGGACAACCGCGAGCATGTCGAGGTCTGGCGTTTCGAAGATGGTGGCTCACTGGTCTATGACTGGCAGGCCCGCAGCTACAGCATCGAACTGCCCAGCGGTACCGTCAGCATCAAGGTCGGCGGCAGCTCGGCTGTGGTCACCGACCAGGCCATCACCGCCAATGCCGCGAGCATCACCCTGACCGGCGAGGTGCAGATCAACGGACCCCTGCGGGTAACCGGCGACATCCTCGGCGGTGGCAAGATCATCGACACCGGCGGCAACACCGCCAATCACAAACACTAAAAAACCAGCCCGCCCACTGCGGGCTTTTTTACGCCTGGAGAACATCAATGATCGGCATGGATCGCCGGAGCGGCCAACCGTTGTCCGGCATTGCACATTTACGCCAGTCCATCGAAGACATCCTCACCACGCCACTGGGCAGCCGGCGCATGCGCCCGGAGTACGGCAGCAAGCTACGCCGCTTCGTCGATTTGCCGGTCAACGAAGGCTGGAAGAGCGCGGTGCAGGCGGAGGTGGCACGCGCACTGGGCCGTTGGGAGCCGCGTCTGAAGCTTGAACGGGTCAGGGTCACGGCGGTGGTGGGCGGGCAGGTCACGCTGCAGTTGACCGGGGTCTACCTGGCGCAACCGACCAGCCTGGAGGTGGTCGCATGATCGACCTTTCCTTGCTGCCGGCACCGGATGTACTGGAAACCCTAGAATTCGAAACGCTGTATCAGCAGGTGCTGGAGGATTTTCGCCTGCAGATGGGCGATCAATGGAGTGCGCTGCTGGAGTCCGATCCGGTGGTCAAGCTGCTGGAAGTGGCGGCTTATCACAAGCTGCTCGGCCGGGCCCGGATCAATGATGCGGCCAAGGCCAGCCTGCTGGCCTATGCCAAGGGCGCGGACCTGGACCATCGCGCGGCCGACTATGGCGTGCAGCGCCTGGTGATTACCCCTGCCGATCCCGATGCCGTGCCCCCCGTGGTGGCGGTGCTGGAGGGCGATAGCGAGTTGCGCTACCGCACCCGCTTGTCGCTTGAGGCTTTGTCGGTAGCCGGTAGTCGCGGCGCCTATGAATTTCACGGGCTTAGCGCCTCGGCCAATGTCGCCAGCGTGTCGGTGGATTCGCCAACCTTCAAGGGGCTGTCGATCAGTGCCGCGTTGCAAGCGCAACTGCCGGCCGGCGCCATTGTCCTGGTGTGTGACTACAATGCCGGGCTGGACAAGCCCTTGCCGGGCGATGTTTCGCTGGCTGTGCTGCCTCGAATTGACAGCCCGGTGCCGGGTAACGAACTGGTTGGCGCCGTGGAGGCTGCGCTTTCAGCTGAGGACGTGCGCCCGCTAACCGACCGGCCGCGCGTGCAGCTTGGCCAGCCGACCGAGTTCAGCGTGGTCGCGGCTCTGGAGCTGGAAGCCGGGCCGGATCCGCTGGTGGTTCAAGCCCAGGTTCGGGCCGCGCTGGAAGGCACCATCGCCCAGGCCCGGCAACTGCAAGGGCTGTTGCCGATTTCAGCCATCTACGCCGCACTGCATACCGCAGGCGTTCGGCGGGTGCGAATTACCCAGCCGACTGCGGATGTCATCAGCGACAAACGTCACTATCCAAGTTGTCGCAGCATCACCTTGAGCACCGAGGTGGTCGCATGAGTCTGCTGCCACAGAACTCCACAGCGCTTGAGCAAGCCTTATCGGCAGCCTGCGACCTGAACATCGATGCGCAGATCATCCACGGTGTGGCCGACTCGGCCCGCTGCCCGCCGAACTTTCTACCCTGGCTTGCCTGGGCGCTGAAGGTCGACGGTTGGGAGGCGGCAGAATCCGAAACGCAGCAACGTGAGCTGATTCACGAGGCGATTCCGGTGCACAAGACCAAGGGCACGGTGGGCGCGGTGCGTCGGGTGCTCAAGGCGGTGCGGGTCAATTCGCAATTCAGGGAGTGGCAACAGATTCCCGGCGCCGCGCCTTACACCTTCGAGCTGACCGCCTGGGCCAACGACAACCGCCCGGGCGAGGGCTCGATTCTTTCGCCACAGCTCTACGCCCGGCTGCGTGCCCTGGTCGATGCGGCGAAAAACGAGCGCAGCCATTACCAGTTTCGCCTGGGCGCCGGCTTTGACGGCGGCCTGCGCCTGGCCAACGCCGCCAACCTCTATGCCCTGGTTCGGCGATCAGCCGAGGCCACGGGCGTTCCGATCAATGCGCAACAGGGCCTGCAGGTCGCCAACGCGGCGCGGGCCCGTATCGTCGTGCGCGGCACGATGGAGGCAGTGCTATGAGTACACCCTTGCAACCTGTCATTACCAAGGCCGGCCTGGCCGCGATCTGGCGGGCCGACAACAGCGGCCTGGCGGCCGAAATCAGCCATGTGGTGCTGGGCACCTCGGGCTACACACCGAATGCCGAGCAAAAAAGCCTGAAAGCGCAAACCGCCAAGTATCCAATTTCCGGTGGCGAGCGCCTGGGCAATAGCCAGCTGCACCTCACCGCGGTGGCGGATGGAGATCGCGCTTTCTGGGTGCGTGAAGTCGGCTTTCTGCTCAGCGACGGCACCTTGCTGGCGGTGTGGTCACACCCGACTGAAGCCCTGGCCTACAAGCCTGCAGGAACTGACCTGCTGCTCGCCTACGACCTGTCACTGGCGGCCTTGCCGGCCAACAGCGTGACCATCGTCAGCGGTGCGACCGGGCTCAACCTGACCTTGGCGGCGCCGCTGGCGGCCCAGGCCTCGGCGTTGATTGCTGAGCAACTGCGCGGCTTGCAACAGCAGGACCGGCTGGATGATCAGGCCACGCGCCAGCGGATCGCAGGTGAGCAGATTGCCAACCTGATTGAACGTATGAAAGCGGCGGAGCAACGCCAGAGCACAGACCGCGATGGCCTGTTGAGCGCCACAGTGAGCAATGCAGCGGCGGTCATCGCACTGCAAAAACTCGTTATTGAAAACATGCACGGAGCATAAGACCGATGAGTCTTGAGACTGATGTTGCCAATCTGGTGACGAAAACCACTGATTTGATCAGTTACTTTAATGGCAAGAAGGCGGGGATTGATGCGGCAGTGGCGGCGGCTGTTGCGGCGGTGCCGGCTATTGCAAGAACGTTCTATGTTGACGGCACAGCAGGCGATGACCTGGCCTTGGGTACTCAAGCTGCACCGATGAAGACTATCTCAGCAGCTCTTTCAGCAACGCCGGAAGGCGGTGGCTGCGTAATCATTCTACTTAAGGATTACGTACTGTCCTCTCCGTTGGTAGTTCGCAATCGTAGGGTCACTATTCGTGGAGATGTTGATAGTGAATTAAGCCGTAAGCTTATTCTAAATGAATACATAACCTCTAATGGCCAACGCTCAATGGGCGGGTTTCAGCAAGTGGGCTCGGTATCGCTTGAGTTGGCCTACCTCACAGTAAGCTTGCCTGCGGGCGAGTCCTCCAGTACTCCGATCAATGCGTACTACTCGCTTACCTATGCTGGGAGCTTGGGGCCGGCGACGCTGGCAATTCGTTTGTTCAACATTGCTTTTGAGCTGCGTGGCACATTCGTGGGGAAAATAGTGGGGCCAAATGCCAGTACGGTAGTGTTTTCGGTAGCCAACACAGTGATCCCTACGGCGCTTGAGGGCTCTATTCTCCCGGGCGTACCAGCGGGTACCCCGCCTGGAAACCTGAGTTACTTGCTTACCAATTTACTCAAACTCTGAGGCTGACATGCAAGATCAAAATCTTAACATCACATTCAATAACAGTAACTATGTGGGATATTCATTTGCGAGTTTGCCTATTGGGGCTGCCCGTCTTGTCGCTGCGCAGCAGATCGATGAAGCTGCTGACAACGCACGTACAGCCGCAGTTGGCAGTTCGTTGCGTGTAATTGAATATCAACTGGCTGAGGTTGAGGCAAAAGTCTTTTCTACTGCGTCTTTTAAAGGTGATGTGCCGCCTGCCGTTCTGGCTTGGAGCGACGCTGCCAATCTGACTCCACAAGCTGCGGCCGAAAGCATCCTCGCCGAAGCCCATGCCTGGAAAACCGCCCTCTACGCCATCCGCGCCGCCCGCCTGAAGGGCAAACAGTCCGCGCTCAAGGCCGGCAGCCATGAAGAAGCCGAAGCCATTGCCGATCAGGCCATTGCTGCCATTCGCGCAAGTGTGGTCGACGTCGGTAACGTCTGACACTTTGCCGCATGCTTTGAGCGCCCCGAACTTCGGGGCGTTTTCGTTTCTGCAGCACGCCGGAGGTGACGGCATGAGTAGTGTGGATCTTTCGGCGCTGCCCGCGCCGCAGGTTCTGGAAGACCTCGATTTCGAGGCGCTGTTCCAGGCTGACCTGGCGACCTTCCGGTTGCACATGGGCGACAACTGGGACGCTACAGTCGAAAGCGACCCGGTGAACAAACTGCTGGAAGTCGGCGCCTATCGCAAGCTGCTCAACCGCGCACGGGTCAACGATGCCGCCAAGGCGCTGATGCTGGCCTATGCGCAGGGCGCCGACCTTGATCAACTGGCGGCCAATGTACAGCTGCAGCGCCTGGTGGTGCAGGCACCCGACGCCAGCAGCGTGCCGCCAACGCCGCAAGTGCTTGAAGAAGACGACGCCCTGCGCGAGCGGGTGCAGCTGGTCTATGAGGGGCTGACCACTGCGGGCCCGCGCAACAGTTACATCCTGCATGCCCGCAACGCTTCCGGGCTGGTGGTCGATGCCACTGCCCAAAGCCCGTTGCCGGCCCAGGTGGTGGTGACGGTGCTGGCGCTCGAAGGCGATGGCAGTGCCCCGGCTGCGCTGTTGGACACCGTGCGGCTCAAGCTCAATGACGATGACGTGCGCCCGGTGGGTGACCGCCTGACGGTTCAGGGCGCACAAATTCTGCGTTACCGCATCGATGCCGTGGTGCACATGAGCGGCAACGGCCCGGAGATCGAAGCAACGCTTGCCGAGTGCAAACGCCGCCTGCAAGCCTGGATCAACCCGCGCCGGCGCCTGGGTGTCGAAGTGGCCCGCTCGGGCGTGGACGCCCAGTTGCACATCAACGGCGTCAGCCGGGTCGACCTGAACGACTGGACCGACATCCGCCCGACCCAGGCGCAAGCGGCCTGGTGCGAAGGGATCACCGTGACGCGGGGGAGCTGACATGGACAGTCTGCTGCCGCTCAACAGCACCGATCTCGAACAGGCCATCGAGGCTGCCGGGTTTGAAACCACCGACGTCCCCCTGCGCACGCTGTACAACCCCGACACCTGCCCGGCGCACCTGCTGCATCAGCTGGCTTGGGCCTGGTCGGTGGACCGCTGGGATGAAACCTGGCCGGAGGCAATCAAGCGCTCGGTGATCCGCTCGGCGTTCTACGTGCATGCCCATAAAGGCACCATTGGTGCGCTGCGCCGGGTAGTGGAGCCGCTGGGTTACCTGATCGAAGTGCAGGAGTGGTGGCAGACGGTACCGCAAGGCGCACCGGGCACTTTTGCGCTGCAGGTCGGGGTATTGGAGAACGGAATCTCCGAAGCAATGTACCTGGAACTGACCCGCCTGATCGATGACGCCAAGCCGGTCAGTCGCCACCTGACGGGGCTGGCAATCACGCTCGCCAGCAGTGGCTATCTGCGCTTGGGAATAAGCCTTTCTGAAGGCGATGAAATCGACATTTATCCGCCGACCTCTCACGACATTGAAGTGCGCGGCAGCTATGGCCTTGTGGGCCGTGAACAGCAAATTGAAACCCTGGACGTGTACTCATGACTGACCAGACAAGCCAGTTCTTCGCCATCCTCACGGCGGTGGGCGAGGCCAAACAGGCCAATGCCAACGCCTTGGGCGTGCCGTGGAGCTTTGCACAAATGGGGGTTGGCGATGCCAACCTGACCGACCCGATCCCGTCGAGGGATCAGAAAAAACTCATCAACGAACGCCGAAGGGCGCCGCTCAACCAGGTCAAGGTTGACCCGGACAACGCCAGTATCATCATCGCCGAGCAAGTGATACCGCCGGATGTGGGTGGCTGGTGGATTCGCGAGATTGGCCTGTATGACGCCGCCGGTGATCTGGTTGCAGTAGCCAACTGTGCGCCCAGTTTCAAGCCCCTGCTCAGTCAGGGAACCGGTAAAACGCAGATTGTGCGGCTCAACATTGTCGTGACCAGTACTGCCAGTGTGCAGTTGAAGATTGATCCGTCTGTTGTTCTTGCGACCCGTGAGTATGTCGACTCATCGATCTTGAGCGTTTTACCGAAGAACAAGGTGGCAGGTACTTTTACCAAGGTTAGAACCAACGATCGCGGCATTGTGGTTGAGGGAAACAACCCGACGACTTTGGCCGGTTACAGCATCGGTGATGCGTTCACGAAGGCCGCTACGAGTGCTGCAATCCAGGTGGCGATTGACGGTGTTGTCAACGGCGCTCCAGGGTTACTGAATCAACTGAACAAGCTTGCTGCAGCCATAGATAACGATCCTAACTTTGCTGGCACAATGGTCAATGGCCTCGCAAGCAAGGCGCCGTTGGCCAGCCCCACATTTTCGGGTGTGGTCAATGTACCTACCGCCGCAGCTTCCGCAAATGGCACACAAGCAGCAAGTACTGCATTTGTAAAAGCTGCTATTGCCGCTTTAGTAGGGGCCTCTCCGGATACGTTGGACACGCTGAAAGAACTTGCTGACGCGCTGGGTAACGATCCGAACTTTGCCGTAACCATGACCAATGCGCTTGCTGCAAAGGCCGCCAAAGCAACCACGCTGGCGGGGTATGGCATCACCGATGCGTATAGCCAGACGCAAGTAAACAACTTGTTGGTCGCCAAAGCACCATTGGTGAGTCCTACGTTTACCGGCACCGTGGTTGTGCCTTCACCTGTCCCCGGGACCAGTAACAGTCAGGCGGCAACCACCAAGTTTGTAACCGACGCTATCAATAGCCTGGTCGCGGCCGCACCGGCTGCCCTTGATACACTTAACGAGCTTGCTCTGGCTCTGGGCAATGATCCGAACTTCGCCTCAACGATAACCAATGCCTTGGCGGGCAAGGCAGCAAAAGCCACGACGCTTACGGGATATGGGATAACGGATGGCGTACGTGTTTCGAGTGATCAGTTTCCGGAGTTCTATTCCAAAACACCTGGGAATGACTGGCGCAACGGGGCTATCCAGATTCGTGAAACAGCACGGGTGGGCACCACTCAAAGTGCAATTACGTACGCACCCGCCATCACATTTCACTGGGGTGACAGGGTGTTTCGCCAGTTGCTGATGTCAGCGGCGGGAGACTTGCATTGGGGGCCCAATGCAAAGATTTACACAACGGAGCACACAGGCGCCGTTGGGCAGTCACTGATGTCCGCGGGAGACGTCCCTTCGGCCCGAAATATTTTGGGCATCGCGAACACTTCCGCTTTCGGCGGCGCATCAGGATTCTGGCGGGATGCTCAGACCGGCATGATCATCCAGTACGGTTCAGTATTCACGCCGGCTGAAGCAAACTATTCCTCAGTTTTCCATATGGCATTTCCTAATTATTGCCTCATGTGCATACCCACAACTGTCAACGGCGCGACCGGTGATGATGATTCATTTGCTCGTGTGATTGGGTGGACCAGGCAAAACGTCACATTCCGATCTGAAGGCGTTCCGAATGCGGGGTTATCGCCCAATGCGCGCAGCATCAGTTACATCGCAATCGGTTATTGATAAAGAGGAACCGTACACCATGAGCGAATATGTTTTCTCCGCGAGTGAGTTGGCGTTTTACCCGGCGCAATTACGTAATTCTTATGAGGCCAGCAATACATGGCCCGCTGACAGTGTTTCGATAACGGCAGAACACCACGCACGTATACTCGAAGAACAATCGCAAGGTCGAGTGATTTACGCGGATCAAGATGGTCGTCCAATGACCAAAGAGCGCCCACCTTTGCCGCCTGAGGTGATTGCCGGCATAGAGAAGAAGTGGCGGGACGCCCAACTCAGGGAGACCGACGATGTAGTTGCCCGTCATCGTGACGAACTGGAATCCGGGAAAACCACACTAAGTTCGGAGCAGTATCAAGAGCTTCAACTCTATCGAGCAGAGCTGCGGGAATGGCCGCAAGCAGAGCTTTTCCCCGAGCTGCGACAGCGCCCAACTGCACCCACCTGGCTCATCACCCAAACCCAATAAAGCCCCGCACCGCCGGGGCTTTTTCCTACCCGCAACAAACCCTCTGAAGGCCCCGCACCGCGGGGCCTTCGCATTTCTGGAGACTTACCCATGAGTGGATTCTTCCACGGCGTTACCGTAACCAACGTCGACACCGGCGCACGTTCCATCGCGCTGCCTTCTTCCTCGATCATCGGCCTAGTCGATACCTTCACCGAAGGCCCGACTGCAACCGCCAAGGCCAACGACCTGGTGCTGATCACCAGCGAGCGTGAGGCCATTGCCGCCTTCGGCGCCGACTCGGCTATCACCCGCGCCTGCCAGGCGATCTACAGCCGCGCCAAGGCGGTGATCGTCGCCTGCGGTGTGGCCAAGCTCGAAGAAGAGGCTGCGCAGACTTCGGCGATCATCGGCGGCGTGCTGGCCGACGGCAAACGCACCGGCCTGCAAGCACTGCTGGACGGCAAGAGCCGGTTCAACGCCCAGCCCCGCCTGCTGGTGACGCCAAAGCACAGCTCGACCCTGGCGGTCGGTACCGCGCTGGTGGCCCTGGCCGACAAGCTGCGCGGCCTGGCCATTATCGATGGCCCGAACAGCACCGATGAAGCAGCCATCGCCTACGCCGAGAACTTCGGCGCCAAGCGTGCCTACCTGGTAGACCCGGGCGTGCAGTACTGGGACACCGGCAAAAGCGCCACCCTCGATGCGCCGGCGTCGGCCTGGGTTGCTGGCCTGTTTGCCTGGACCGACAGCGAGTATGGCTTCTGGGCCTCGCCATCGAACAAGGAGTTCGTCGGCATCACCGGCACCAGCCGCTCGATCGAGTACCTGGATGGCGACGCCACCTGCCGCGCCAACCTGCTCAACAACGCCAACATCACCACCGTGATCCGCGATGACGGCTTCCGCCTGTGGGGCAACCGTACCTTGAGCAGCGACCCGAAGTGGGCCTTTGTCACCCGCGTGCGGACCATGGACATCGTCATGGACGCGATCCTCTATGGCCACAAGTGGGCGGTCGATCGCTCGATCACCGCGACCTACGTCAAGGACGTGACCGAAGGCCTGCAGGCGTTCATGCGTGATCTGAAAGCCCAGGGCGCAATCATCAATTTCGAAGTGTTCGCCGATCCCGAGCTGAACACTGCCAGCCAGCTGGAGCAGGGCAAGGTCTACTGGAACATCCGTTTCACCGATGTGCCGCCCGCCGAGAACCCGAATTTCCGTGTCGAGGTCACCAACCAGTGGTTGACCGAAGTCCTCGACCAAGCCGTTTAAGGAGCAATAACCATGGCAATGATTCCCGAAACCCTGGCAAACCTGAACCTGTTCGTCGATGGCGTCAGCTTTCAAGGCGACGTGCCCAGCCTGACCCTGCCCAAGCTTACCCTGAAGATGGAGGAGCACCGTGCCGGCGGCATGGACATGGCGATCGAAATCGACCAGGGCATGGAAAAACAGGAGGCAGGCTTCGTCACCACCGGCGTGCGCCGTGAGTCGCTGAAGTTCTTCGGCCTGGCCGACGGCTCGGCTTTCAACGGCACCTTCCGCGGTGCCTTCAAGGGCCTCAAGGGCAAGGTCACTCCGGTCATCGTCACCCTGCGCGGCGCGCTCAAAGAAGTCGACATGGGCGACTGGAAGCCGGGCGACAAGGCCGAGATCAAGCACAACGTGGCCGTGACCTACTACAAGCTCGAAGTCGACGGCCGCCTGGTCTACGAAATCGATCCGCTGGGCATGAAGCGCGTCATCAACGGCGTCGACCAGCTCGCCGCCCAACGTTCGGCCCTGGGCCTGTAAGGAGGCGACATGACTCAAACCGCGAAAATGCCGAGCTGGCTGAATGTCAGTGCCGAACGCGTCGTCGTTCAACTGAGCAAGGCCAGTGAAGCCAATGGCATGCAGGTCGACAGCCTGTCACTGCGTGCACCCACCGTGCGCGACATCCGCACCGCCCAGTCGGCGGCCAGTGGCGATGACGAGCAGCGCGAGCTGAACCTCTTTGCCTCGCTGGCCGAAGTTGGGGTCAAGGACCTTGAGGGCCTGTCGCTCAAGGACTATGGCCGCCTGCAGGCGGGCTATTTTCGTCTGGTGCAAGACGACGAGCTTTGATCCCGGGCTGCAGAAAGCGGCGGCAAAACGGCTCGCCAAAGAGCTGAATTTTAGCGCCGGCGAAATCATGACCATGTCGTTCAACGACATGGTCTGGTGGCTCACGGATTGAGCAGATAGCCCATGCAAAGGGGGATCAGATCGTGCGCAAACAGGGGTTTGAACCGCAGATTGGTACCACCGTCACCCTGATGGTGGGTACCGTTTTCAACACGGTCCTGGAACGTATCAAGACGCTGACGCAGTCTGACCAGAACATCCTGGGTAAAACCCAGGTTCCGCAGGAGGCGGTGCGCGGGTCATACGATCAAGATGCAGCATCGAGTGAAGATGTCGTTAACGCAGAATACGCAGTGGCGGGACCAGTCAAGCCGGCAAGCAGCAACCCGTTGGTGGTTAATGTTGCAGGTATTGATGTGCTGTCGCTGGGGTTGATGAAGTTGGCCCTTGGGTTGAAGCCAGCCAAGGCGCGTTTGGGCATCACCCCGGGTATGCCCGAACAGGCTGGGCCAGGCCTTGAGCCAGGTTTAACGCCAAGTGATCCAGAGCAAGCAGCGGGGCCGGAGGGCGATGGATTGTCACTGGGCCTGATGCTGCTGGCGCTTGCGAGGGGGGCACGCAAAGGTGGGTCAGGCACTACCGCTGTCCAACCTGGAAAGGCGGCTTCAGTCGCTGTTCCCGCGTCAGCGGGTAGCAAAAAAATCGAAAGTACAGCGCAACTGGGTTCCAGCCAGAATCCGCTTCCGGCTTCTCCTGGTAACAGCCAGGCGCGCCCACCGTCGTTGAAAGACAAAGCAAGCGATGCCGCTGAAAAGCTGAGCAGAAAGCTCGATTATGCCGAGACTGGTTACGAGATTTTTAAAACGTACCGCAGTGATCAAACCCCGGAGGAAAAGGCTGAGAGTTACGGGGAAAGTGCCGGTAGCCTTATAGGCTCGAGGGCCGGGGAGGCCATTGGAGCGCGATTGGGGCCGATTGGTGCTGTACTGGGTGAACGCCTTGGAGGACGGTTGGGGGAGTCGCTTGGAGGACAAGTGGGGAAACTCCTGGGGGCAAGCTTCATGGACGAGCCGATCGCGTCCGCACCTGCGAACAGTTCAAAAGTCCCTCTGGCGCCTGTCTCGCTATTGCGTGCTGAGACGACGAACACTCCCAAGGCCGAACTGATGCCAGTCCTGACGAGACTGTTAGGGTTGTCCTCGCCGACAGCGAGCCCGGGGCCTTTGCTCAGCCCATCCCATGGTGAGCCTGCAAGCCAGAATCTAATGGGCTGGATGACAAAAAACTGGTTTGTACCTGTTGCCTGCAAGCCGTCACCACCCGCTGAAGGCCAGTGCAAGCCATGCCCGGGTGACCAGGGTAAAGGCGGGCACTCAACGACAGCACCCGCACCCGACGGTTCGAGGCCGCCAAGGATGGAAGGTCCCGGGTCAGTTGCGCTTGTGGGCACGGCTGTTGTTGGCGCATTGCCGGCGTTCAAGGCCACGTTAACTCAGCCACCCAAGGATCCACTGCCTCGGCCATCTGCTCCAGGGATTGCGAGCAGGATGTGGTCCGGGGTCAAGGCGGTCGCGCGTCTGGCTGTGCTCGGTGCTGGAATCAAAGCGCTCAGCACGGCGCGGTATGCGCAATCGGCCGAACAGAAAGCCGAAGGCTACGCAGGTGCTGCAGGTGGGCTTGCTGGCGCGCTTGCCGGGGCTGCGCTCGGTGCTCCGGTCCCGGTGGTGGGCCCTGTGATCGGCGCCCTGCTGGGCGGTTTGTATGGTGACCAGCTCGGTAGCGCGCTAGCCAAGTCCTGGTTTGCCCCTGAAGCAGAGACTGATCAGGGAAGATCAGCACCTCGGTCTGCAGACAGCGAAGACCGCCCAAGTGATCAGCCAGAGCGCAATTTGGGCAGGGCTGTGCGGGCAATGGAGCTGACAGCCAGCGAACCGGTGGCAATTGCCAGTGTCCCCGGTGCAGGGCAAGCAGGCGCAGCCCAGCCACCGCAACTGGTTCAGCAAATCACCTTTGCTCCCACCATTTCGGTTCAGGGCGGGATCAGCGATCCTCTTCCGCTTGCTCAGCAAGTGGGCGCCATTGTCCGGCGGGAGTTCGATGAACTGATCCGCCAATCCACCAGTCGTCAGCTGTACGACGTTCCTCATGTTGCTTAAGGAGGTGCCATGACCTACATGGACCAGTTGCAATCCGGGCTCGGCGCCCTGGTGGCAGCGGGCGAAGCAGGGCGGCGCAGCGCGGACGGAATGCTGGCGCCGGTCAAGGAGGCCGCCGCCGAGTTCGTCGGTGCCGCCGCCGAGCTCGAGGCGCTGCCCTTTGTCGGGCCCGCCATTGGTGCCAAGCTGCAGCGCAGCTTGCGCGCGATCAACAAGGCCCAGGCCACTGTCGACCAGGCGCTGGCAAAATACGACCGGGCCGTGGCGGTGGTGGCGCAGGTGCGTGACGGCGTCGCCACGGTGAAGACCCAGATTGGCCGGGTCAGCGCCGCGATCAACCGGGTGGCGGGCAAGATCAGCCCGTCCCTGGCCAATATCCTGCCGACCAGCAGCTTCGCCCCCGAAGCGACGCCGGCGGCAGAGGCAGTCAAGCCGTTCCCGCATTTGCTGATTGTGCAACCACTCAAGCCCGAATCACCCGCTTACTACTTCAACCTCGACACCGCCGCGTTCGATGAACTGCGCAGGCAGACGAGCTTCCGTTGGGCCGGGCAGGAGCGTCTGACGCGCAGCACCGCCCAGCAGGCAGTGGGCCTGGGTGACGAGAAAATCAGCATCAAAGGGGCGATCTTCCCAGGCTTCAAGGGCGGGCTTGGCCAGTTGCAGGCGCTGCGCAGTATCGGCCGGCAATTGCAGCCGCTAACCCTCACCAGCGGTTACGGCGAGGTCCTGGGCACCTGGTGCCTGACCGGCGTCGATGAAGACCAGAGCAATCTGCTGGCTGGCGGCATTCCGCGAAAACAAGGTTTCTCACTGGAGTTTGTGAGCTATGGCGACGACCTGCAGAACCGCTGAAGGCGATGTGCTCGACACCTTGTGCCAGCACTACTACGGCCACCTGAACGGCACACTCGAGGCCGTGCTGGGCGCCAACCAGGGCCTGGCCGAGCAGCCCCAGCCATTTCGTGCCGGGGTACAGATCCTGCTGCCGGCGTTACCCGCGGCGAGCGACGCTACGGTGCAGCTGTGGGATTGACGCTCGTCGACAACCATTCTCACCAGACCCCGCCGCGTGCGGGGTCATTCATTTCTGGAGCCTGAACCATGCAGCCAGTGTTTCGTCTTGTTGCCGATGGCAAGGACATCACCGAACTGATCAACGACCGCTTGCTGTCCTTGCGGACCTCGGACAAGCCCGGAATGGAATCCGACGAGTTCGAGCTGCGCATCGACGACCGCGATGGTGCGGTGACGTTGCCGGCACGGGGGGCGATGATCGAGGTGCACCTGGGCTATGCCGGCCAGGTATTGACGCGCCTGGGGCGCTACACCGTGGATGAAATCGAGCTGTCCGGCCCCCCAGACAGCATCGTCATCCGCGGCAAGGCCAGCGACATGCGCGGTACCGGCAAAAGCATTCGCAGCGGTAGCTGGGAGGACGTGCCGCTGCAGCAAATCGTGCGTGACATTGCCGCGCGCAATGGCTGGCAGCCGGTTTGCCCGGTGAGCACGCGGCTGCCCAGGGTTGACCAGCTCAACGAGTCGGATTTCAACTTCATCACCCGCCTGGCCAGGCAATACGACTGCACGGCCAAGATCGGCGACGGCAAGTTGCTGGTGCTGTCGCGTCAGGCCGGGCACAGCGCCAGCGGGCAGGCCCTGGGCGTGGTGACCATCAACCGTCGCGATGTCAGTCGCTGGCAGATTCGCCTGGCGGACAAGGGCACGCACAAGGCTGTGCAAACCCGTCACCAGGATCCCAAAAGCGGCGAGCTGAAGACTGTCGAGCTGGCTAACGATGCCTCGCCCGCTGGGCTGCAGCCGGTGCACAGCGACCGTCATGTTTACCCCAACAAGGCTGCTGCCGAGCAGGCTGCCAAGGCACGCCTGGCAGCGTTCAACCGCAGCACTGCCAGTGTGCGCCTGGAAATGGCCGGGCGCACCGACCTGTTTGCCGAGCGCCTGATCCTCACCCAGGGTTTCAAGGACGGGCTGGATGGTGAGTACCTGATCGAGTCGGTCGAACACACCTTCAGCTCCAGTGGCTGGGCGACGTCGGTCGACTGCAACGGCGGCAATAAAGGCAAAGCCAAGGCCAGGGGCAAGCAGGCCAAAAGCCGGCCAGGGCTGCGCACGGTCCAGTTGCAGCCCCTTTGAACCCCAAGGATGAGGAACCCCCTATGACCCTGGAGCAACTTGCTGCCGTGTTCCCCAACGCCCGCCTGAATGCGGGCGTTTTTCTACCTGCACTGAACCTGGCCATGGCCCGCTGGGACATCGACACCCCACGGCGCCAGGCGGCTTTTCTCGCCCAGGTCGGCCATGAGTCCGGCCAGTTGCGCTACGTCAAAGAGCTGGGCAACGACCGTTACCTGGCGCGCTACGACACCGGCACCCTGGCCCTGCGCCTGGGCAATAGTCCCGAGGCCGATGGCGACGGCCAGCTGTACTGCGGCCGCGGCCTGATCCAGGTCACCGGGCGCAACAATTACCGGGCCTGCAGCATGGCCCTGTTTGGCGATGAGCGTTTGCTCAAGCAACCGCAACTGCTCGAACAACCACAATGGGCAGCCGAGTCGGCGGCCTGGTTCTGGCACTCGCGCGGCCTCAACCAGCTGGCTGACCGCGGCGAGTTCAACCGTATCACCCGGCATATCAATGGCGGGCTCAACGGCCTGGAAGATCGCCTGCGGCTCTGGGCGCGGGCCCGAGAGGTGCTGTGTTGAGCCGCCTGCAACTTGGGGCGTGGCTGCTATTGACGCTGCTGGCCTGTGCGCTGAGCTGGCAAGTCCAGAGTTGGCGCATGGGCCGGCAGTTGGCGGAGCAAGCGGCGCAGCACGAGCGCGAGTGGCAAGCCCAGGCTGAATCCGCTGCCGCGCAACTGGTCGCCGAGCGCCTGCAACGCCAGGGGCTGGCGCAGCGCCTGGCGGTCAGCGAGCAACACCATTATCAGGAGCTACTCGATGCTCAACAGACTCAGGCACGCCTGCGTGATCGCCTGGCTACTGCTGATGTGCGGCTGTCGGTCCTGGTCGAGCGCGATGCCGCCGGTTGCGCCGGCCTGCCTGCCGCCCCCGGCACCGGCAGCGTGGATCATGACCCCGTACGCGCCCGACTTGAGCCGGCGCATGCGCAACGAATTATCGCCATCACCGACGACGGTGACCGCGGACTGATCGCCTTGCGCGCGTGCCAGGCGTACGTGCGCGGGCTGGTGCGCTGAGCGCACATTTATTTAATTACGTTTTAACGAAAAGGACTTTGTAATGGGTGAAAAAAATATTGTTGTCGATCGTGGGATCCCACCCGGCAACAGCGATAGCGGTGCCGGTAGTGGTGGGATGCTCGGCGGCTTCTGGGGCAGTGGCAACATCAGCTCGGTGGTCGGTTCGGTGTCGGTATCGATCGATGGCGTCACCAGAACCGGAGGCCCGGCGTTCAGTGGCGCGATGGTGTTCAACTCCACCGTCGTCGAATCGGTGTTGTCCGGGAATGGCTGGCCCAGTATCGATGCCTACTACGATGTTGGCGTCGGGGTCTGGGGCATTCTTCCCTATCAGATCCTCGAGGTGCGCGACGAGATTCGCGGCAGCTTCGTGGTCAAGGAGAGGAACCTGCCGGCTACGCTCGACGCCGAGCAAAAAGCCGCTGAAGCCGCTGCTGGCAGTGACGCTGCCCTGAGCCAGGCGCAAAAACTCGAACGCTCCATCGGGGTGGTGAAGGCGATGATGGCCAAGCGCGATGAGCTGATCAAGTTCAACCGCCTGCGCCTGTCCACCTCGCCGGGCAGCGAGCTGCTCGAGCGCAACATCGACAGGATGGTCGCCGAGCTGAAAACCCTCGACGACGACCACATTCCGCCGGCCATCGACCAGGTAATGGACGTGCTCAGCGCAGGTCTGAGCCTGCATGTCGACCTCAGTGCCAATGCCATGCTGCAGGAAAAGCTCGACAAGCTGCAGGCGCAAGCGCGCGAGGCGGCGGAGCAGGAGGCTTACAAAAGTGCGTTGGCCTTTGCCAGTGATGTCGGCAAGGAGGTCTCCAGCCGCTTCGGCACACAGATGGGCAAGGCTGCGGAACAACTGAAGGAAGGCATTTCTGGCAAGACGGTGAAAAGTTATGACCAAGCCATGCAGGCGTTTGAAAAGCTCACGCGCAACCCGGGCTTCAAAATGAACCAGAAGGACACCGCTGCCATTGCCCAGGCCCTCAACGCCCTGGATGTGGCAACCTACGCCGACAACTTCCAGCGCCTGGGCAAAGCCTTTGGGGTTACCGGCAAGATGGTCCAGGCGACGACCCTGGCGCAGAAGGCGGCGAGCGGCTTCAGCAGCGGTGAATGGAAGCCGTTTTTGCTCGAGCTTGAAAGCATCGCCGTGGGCACGCTGGTGGGCGCTGGCGCCGGTGCCCTGCTGGGGGCAGGCCTGGCACTGGTGCTGGCACCCGGTTTGGCCGCCGGTGCAGGTATCATTGCCACCGGAGTGATTCTGGCTGCGGTTTCGTCTTACATCGATGCGCAGGCCATGGAGTCGTTCAACCAGCTGGTGCTCGATACCGTAGCACCCTGACGAGCAAAACAGAGGGCGGGTGAAAGGATGAACGTGGCGAAAGGAAGCGAGCAGCAGGGGGCTTACCTGCATATTCCCTACGTGCTCATTGCTGTCAGCCTGCTGCCGATCGTCCTGCTCGCCTGGCAGGTTCCTGCCCTGGCCCAGGAGGGCGGCTACTTTGAGCTCGAACGCTTTCTCGACGGTTGCCTGCTGGGCCGGGTGGGGGGCTGGTCGTCGCTGTTCCCGCTGACGGCCAAGGCCATCGGCAACTACATTGCCGTGGCTGCGCCGGTTTTCTCCGTGTGGATCACGGTCTGCATCATGAGACGATCGCGGCTGCAGCCCGAGGCCCCGCCCCGGGTTTCAATCGCAAAATATGCCTTGATCGCTTTGGGCTGTGTGCTGCTGGATGCTTTTCTGGTCTACCAGAACTATTTTGCCTACACCGATTTCGCCACCCACTCGCGCAAATTTCGCTTTTTCGGGCAGAGCGTGGTGTTGTTTCCGTTTGTCGCGATGTTGTCACTGCTGGCGTTCTACGTGATGACATTTTTCAGTTACAACCTGCTGTTTCGCTTCCCCCGTGAAGTATTGGCGCGGCGCAAGCAACTGCACTGAACAAGGAGCTTGGC